TAGGCTAATCAACCGAGCTTGTAATTACAAGCCCCCACTTCAAGTCTTGTTAAAGACTAAGTGGTGGGTAGTTGACTATATTTATCTATAACTCCTGTTTCATTTAATGTTTTATAAGCCTCCATTATCTCTTCAATGTTCATGTTTCTAAACAAATCTTTATTAGAGTTAGCAAACTTATCAATGGCAGCTTCCACTATCTGCACTAGCATATTAAGATTCTTATCTACAATTGCCTCAAGAGAGAGTTTCTCTCTCTGTAAATCTTGTAAACCATATTCTAATATTTCTAAGCAGTCTTCATACTCGTCTTTCAATATGTCCAACATTTCTCTCAATAGTCCAGTCATTTCTAGCCAGTCATACCCTGTTAATTGATCTTCATCAGTTTCTGATAAGCTAACATCATAATATGTTTCAATAAACACCTGCTTAAACCCTCGGTAGAGTAGAGCACTGTCATATGAAATTTTATTATTTTCTAACTTTATAAACTTATTAAGAAAGATTTGCACCATTTTATATTTTGTATAAAATGGCAAAGCATGAACTTTCAGAATGTCATTTAATTCTAGCTCACGATTATTAATTAAATCCACAACTTCCTTTGCTGTCATTTAGCTACTTCCTTTCCTTTTTATTTTCTAAACAATCTAATCTTTCTTAGCTTCTTTAGCTAATTTTCTTTCTTTTTTCCGTCTTCGACGAGCAGCTAACATTTCGTCGTATCCTAACCAACCTCCGTCAACTATACTTTTACAAACCCATCTATAGTCTATATCTGGGTACTTATACCAAAACATCTTACGTTTAAGCAAAGCAGTATTATCAGCTCTTCCTTTAACATCATAAACTACTAAACTTCCATCAACATAAGTAACATTAAAATCAGATCTGTACTTAATTGGTAAGATTTTTTTCCCATTGTGACTAAAGCCTTCTTGCAATATGTACTCAACCTGTCTTTGACAACTAATAATTTCTCCTGTTTTTAATTTAGGTTCAATACACTCTTTAAAAAAATCCATTTCCATCTTTGAATCGTATAATATACCCTTATAGGTTCTTTTTTGTTTTCCTTTTTCAGTAGTATCAACACCGAATTTAGAACGTTTCTTTTTGTTTTTTTTCGCCAATATTATCACCATCTTTTGTATTATTTTTTTTTATCAGTTCATGTTTTTTCCATAGAAGCTTTAGTTTTTTATGATCACTTTTTAAAAATCCAAAGGTAATTTTATTATCCTGTGTATCGAAATAAAGATGTTGAAGTTTGGCTCCATGATGTATATATGCTCCACTCTGTAAAGCGTTTTTAAAAAAATAACACTCTTCTGGATCATAGTATTGATTAGTTACTTCGCTCCATACTCTCATTACATACGCTCCTTCTTATCAAAAAAAAAGGGTACAAACACTGAACAGTGAATGTACCCCATACTTTCAAAAAGACCTGCAAGTCTTTATAAACACTATTCATATTATTTCTTTCGCCTTCTTTTTCCTGTTGGCTTTTTAATAAGATCTATATTATTTTCAGCTATTTCTTCTTTAGCTGATTTCTTTTCAGTTTCGGATCTTTCTTCAGATAGTATATCTGTAATCTGTCTCTTAATATCTTCTTCAAAACTCTCTAAATTTTCTAAATTGCAGTGAGAGAGAAGCTCAATTGATTTCTCTCTAGAAATATGCTTATAATAGTCATCGCATAAAATTTTAAAAATGTTTTTACAATTCTCTTCATGGAACATTACCATCCATGTAGGCAAATATCTATCCTTATAGCAGTTCGGACAATATTTATAAACTGTTTGGCATGTCTTACACACTCTATTATGCTCACTCATTAGAATTTTCCTTTCTCTCCTTATGTTTAGAATTAAATAATAAATAAAAGAGCAGGCTTTGACACCCGCTCTTTCAATAATAAATTTAAATTATTCGGAAATAAGTATTTCAAATAATTTCTTCTGTGGATCGCAGTATCTCTGATCAAACTTAATAGTAAATGGATGCTTACCATCTGTGCTAAACATTAAATCAACATTAGAAGTTAGTAATGCGTTATTAGCAACAATCTTCGCTGTATATAGTGTAGAAGTATCACACACATTACATCCAAGAACTTCAAGTATAAACTGTCCAGCTTTTGGAAACTCTGTTGCAGAGTTTGCCACAGAAACTGCACTTGCGCTTTCATAGTTATAGAATACATAAATCTGAGAGCCGGGTGTTAATCCTGTAGGTAAGGTAAGTGTCTTAGTAGCTGCATCTAAAACAAACTTACTGGCACTTGGAGAAGCACCAGCAGTATACTTAATTCCTAAAGAGCTATCACCCTTAAGTTCATAAATTTGACCAATCTCTGCTCCTTCAGGGCCAACAGGTATATGCTTTAAAGTAACAGTTTCATTAGTTTCTCCCTTGACAACGAATGTCTCAAACATAGGTAGTAATATCTTGTTTTCGTCTGACGCGATATTCTTAGTGCTTCCAAACTGAGCCGCCGCTAAGTTCATATCGAAAAGAGAGTTGCTAGCTGTAAACTCGGCTGACTTAGCTGTCATAAATGTAGCAATAGTTGAACCCATTGCATCAACAGCAGTTTTTTCATCAGCAGAACAGTTAATTGATGGATCTTCAATTTGTGTTACCCTCCAAAGAATCTCTTTGGTATTAGGATCTAACATTGTTCCTGATAAAGCACGATCAATAACAAATGTAGTTAAATCAAACATATTATTTTCCTCCTTATTTTTTTTTATAAAAAACTGGCATAAAAAAAGAACCTACTCCCGCAAGTCTCTTAGCCAATTTAAATCTTTTTTATCAAGTTTGGTTACATCAATGTTGCCACTGTACGCCCCCTGACGCATGGCAGTGGCTAATTTAATAGCTTGAATTCTTTGAACGCTGTCCATAAATTCATAAAGTGTAACATTCTTCACCTCTTGTGAATTGTATTTAAAGCCCTCACTGTTTACCATAGAAGATACAAGTGGGAGAAGAGTTGACTTGTATGAAGTGTTTGAAAGTTGCTTGAGCTTTTGGCGCGATTCTTCTATTAAAACTTGTTTTGTATGGGCATTTCCAGCCCTTTCTACTTTGACCTTCAATCCATGCATTGTTCTTATATAATCAACCATAATCTGATAAATTACTTTGTCGATAAGAATGTTATTTTCCTTATCAACAAGAACAGTTTCTCCATTGTCTAAGCTAGCTCCTACTTCAAAACTAGCTAAGTCTATATCTTTTAATAGGATTTGAGTGTCTTCAGCTTTCAGGGTTTTTCTTAAAAGTATAAAGAGCTCAAAATCTGATATGGCTTCATAGTCAATTTTCATATCATATAATTGAGCTTTCATATCTGATGGGATAGCTGTGAGCGTCATAATCATAGAGTAATATTTTTTTTCGCCCATTTTTACGATTTCGCCTATGGTTGGTTGGCGAATGATAATGTTATCATTTACATAATAATCATCACCAAAATATAATTGCAAGTCATCAATTTCTCTGATCATATCTATTCTTGCCTACCCCATGCACTAAACCGTTTATTGAAACAGTTTTAAATTTTATTACTCTATAATAATAACCATTGTCAGAAACATCTGCCCCATCGTAAAATTTCTTAAGATGTAAACCAATTATATTGCTCCAATTAAACAAATCTTTTATTAAATATCCCAGTAAGTCGTGTCGATCAATTCCCCATTTTGTAGTAGCTTCCTGTTCATTGGCTACAGCTATAAATGTAACAACCTTAGTCATCATTATGTCATTAGTTAGCATATCTTCAGTATCTTCTACTTCAAAACAAATATAGTTTTTAGCTTCGTTTTGCATATTTGGAATAACTAAACGACTAAACAAATTGACTTCAACATAATCTTCAGGAATAGAAGGGTCTAAATCAAGGTTATTTAAAACTTCGATAACATCAGGGTCGCTATACAGTCTTTCCATAATTAGACGCTTGCTGTGAGAGATATCATCATATCCTTCACTTGTTTTATCAAATATCTGTTTTAATCTTAACTCTGTCACACGACCACCTCCAGTCTGAGAGAAGAGTAGAAGCCACCATTCTCATCATCAACGTGCACCTCAACAAATGAATCAATTAATCCATAGTCTTTTAAAGCTCTAATCTTTACTTCGTCTTCTTCAATAATTATTTCAAACTTATCCTCTTTACCTTCTGGTAACGAAAAATCCCACGAAGGGTAAATAGAAGATAAGACTTCTCCATTATTATCATAAAAAGTCGCAAATAAAGTTCTGAAGCTCCCACCGATTTTTAAAAGAGGAGAAGAGCCGCTACAAGTAATAACACTTGTACCACTTTTATCCTCTGGAGGCGTTACTGGAATATTAGATGATTTGTAATAATCAGCAATTCTCAATTCAAAATTGTCTACTTCTGGAACATATTTATCTCGTTTTAGAAACACTCGAAATATTCCTTCTGGGTCTCTATCTCTAAGACCAGAAACCTTATAGACCAATGGTGTAATCTCATTATCAGATATTATAAACCTAGTGTCATATGTGATTTTTTTTGCACTTTCAGTAAAAGGAAGCCAAAATTCTCTTTCACTTTCTGGGTATTTATTAATCTTATCAGAAGATTCTCTTTCCCTATGTTGCTCGGTCAGCAGCACACCTATACTAGAAAAAAGGGTGTTTTTATAAATCCATTTAATCTCTTTATCATTAACTAAGTTGCACTTAAGCACCAAATATTTAACAAATTGTGAATCATCGTCTCTTCCAGCTATTAACCATGTGTTATAGTTTCCTATATCATCAGGGATTTTAATAAGAGTGCCAACAGGGTAATGCACACCAGTCATAAATTGAACTCGATAATCAATATAAAATTTATTCAATGTGTAAGGCCTGTGCTTAAAAAACTTTGCATATACTAGCTCACCATCTATAAAACACTTCTTACAAGCTACGTCACGCTTAAAAGTCTCATCCATTATCATGTCAGACTGTTTTTTAACAACTTCGCCTATATAAGAACCTTGGGCAGATAAGCGTCTTTTGTAATGCTCTAACATTATTCCTCACCTGTTCTTTCTTGCAGCTCTTTAATTAACGAACATGAATCTAATACTGCTTTCCTATAAAGTCTAAAATCTTCCTCATTTCTTGCAGATTCTAATAGGCTTAAAACAGTAATAAGCTCACTAGGTTTATTAAATAGCTCGCTCATCCCGCTGATACGAAAGAGTAGAGTGGAAAAGTAATAATCTAAATCTTTAAAGTTGTTTTCCTTATAAGGAAGAAGCTTATAGATTTGATTAATTAAATCTGTCTCATTGTCCATTACTTGTTTTTTGGAGGCTTTTCCATATTTATGCTTCATACTAACCCCCCCTAACTTCTCAAGTATTCATTATTACGATAAGTATAATCTCTAATTAGCTTCCTTGCCTTAATTTCATTTCTTTCCTTAAGCTCCATAAGCTTATCAAGCTGATTAGCCTGTGCAAAGAATTTTTCATCTTTTCCACCAAAAAATTGTGAAGTGTATAAAACAGAATTTAACTGAGGCTCAAGCCATTCGCTTACCATCATAATTGCTAAGATTTCAATTTCAATATCTAACAGATCTATAGTGAATGATTTAGCTTCTTCATCGCGTAAAGACAGGTCGCTGGCACACTTCTTAAATTTGCTAATAGAACTTATTAAAAACCCAAACAGTAGCTCCTCAACATCTTCATCAGAAAGCTCAAGTAGTTTATAATCTGTTATCTTATTAGCAAATCTTTTATAAATAGTTTCATAGAAGGTCATAATTTTAACCTCCTTTTCTACTTAAGATAAATTTTTAAATCTGTACCAAGAATCTCATCAAGGATGTTGATTTTATTATTACTATCAAATGTTCCATTTTGTATTTTTTCAGAGGCAAAAGTCTTAATTGCTCCTTGCACACCTACTGGAACCTCTCTAAGTTTTCTCTCAAATTCGTCTACAGGTAAATTAAAGAAATCATCAATATCTTCTAAACCAGCAAACTTAGTATAAATAGGAAGTAAATCTTTAGACCATAATTCCACCAAGTCTTCGTCCTCTATGATAAATAATGGCCGATATAGATAAGGAGAACGAGTGGATTTTAAAGCTCGCAAATCCTGATATTCGACTTCGCAAGTGTCTCCAAAGTTACTCCAAACATACAACATACCAGTTTTTTTAGAAGGGAATAGCAACTCTCCACCAGTAACAGACTTACATAAAATAAGATCGGTTAATTCAAACTTGGGTGCTTTCTTTTTTGTAACTTCTTTTTTCTTACTAGTTACTTTCTTAACAGTGTCTTCCTCAATGACCACATCTTCAATTTTATCTATCTTTTCACCTTTGGTTGAAGAAGTACTAGTTTTTTTAGTAGCTGATTTCTTAGTATTATTTGACATATAATTTCTCTCCTTTTTTTCAAATTAATAACTGAAAGACGAGATATTTAACATCTCGCCTTTCTTTATAGGTTATATCTACATATATTAAACAACAGTCCATACACCAAATATCATATTTATTACTGTAGCAACACCCATTTTCTGCTGGAATTCATATTCAATAGTCTTGTCAATATTAGAACCATCTGTACTCTCAGCGATCTGAGCGTCTCCCTCATTGAAAAACTTAATGAATTTATTATCAGCAACAGGCATGATAAGTAATTTATTATTATCAATTAGTTTAGCAGTTGTGTCTCCTTTTTCAAACACCTGTGGAATATTAACAAGCTTAATTCCTTCCCATAATCCAACTGAGCCTGTAGTTTGTCTTTCTTTTTTCATTGAATCAGTTATCCACTCAATAGGAGTTAATGAAGTTAGCTTAGACAAGGCAGCTCGCGTACCCAAAACAACAACATCATGGCCTGTGGCTGTACGAACGTCTTCAACTAGCTCAATAAATGTCTCCTTAGTTTCAGCGGTTAAAGCAGAAGTTTTATTAAACTGCGCATTTGCAGGCAAGTCCTCGCCAGCAGCCATTAATGAAGCGTAAATCATACTGTTTACCTTTCTGTCAAAAGCTTCATAAATCTTCTGTATAAAACCAGCCCAGTCTACTTTCTGAGCCATAAATAGCTCATACTCAGCATAGATTTTTATACCATACCAAGAAGTAGTAACACCAAACTTACGTCCTGCTCCTAATCTCTGACGAATTAAGGAGTGATGATTACCAGATAGCTCACTTACTGTAAGTACACTATCGTCCTCAACATAGAACTCGTTGGTATCACCTGCATTCATATTTTTCATCTCAACATATTCCATGAAAAATGGGTTGTTACCCCATCCAGAAACTAACAAATCATCAAGAGTCTCTTCAATAATATCGAAAAGGTCAGTCTTATGTCTGCGAATAGCTTTTCTTAATTCTCTTCTGGTGCTATTATCACTAGTTCCTAAAACCTCATGGAATTTAGCCCTAATAACTTCATTTGCTTCCTCTTTAGAATACTCTCTAACATTGTTTAGAGCAGTATCTGAAAGCAATTTGCTAAATTTTAAAAGAGTTTCATCATTTTCAAATACTCTCTGAACATCATCACTAAATAGTAATATCTTTTTCATTCTCTTGTCCTCCCTTCTTTTTGTGATTAAACTTCTGTATTTTTGATGACTTCAATTCTATACTTAACAATTGTGCCGCCAACTTTTTCAATAATCTTTCCAACGAAACCATATTCTGATGTGTCTGTAGCAGGGTCTACCTCTTTAATATCCTTACCGTCGGCAACAACTAAGTTACCAACTACAGGACTCTCGTCAGCAGCCGCAATACCTATTTCAGAAACAGTAAAAATATCATTTTTTTCCAAAGGATAGCATCTAACACATTCTCCCTTTGCATTGTAAAAATTATATTCTGCCTGATCTAAAGAGGTATATGCCTCATAAATTAATGGAACTTGTAAAGTAAGATAGACCTCGGAGCCCTTTTCAGGAGTTCCCATAGTATATACTTCAGGCTTTACATATCCTTCTTTGGTGACTAACTTACCATTATCAACATCTTCGTCTGCTATTAGATTGACAATTCTGCCAGTTCTAGTAGCTTTTAATAAGCTAGACTCAGCGATCACATGTTTTTTAGTGTTGTCAAACATAGTTTTTTCCTCCTTTTATATTTTTTTAATTGGTTTATTGCAATAAAAAAGACCTAGCTTCAACTAGGGCTGCAATAATTTTAAATAGCTATTCTTTCTTAATTGAATCAAATAAGTTACCATAGGGTTTTTTGATTTGGCTCTCATCATCTTTTAATGAAAAGCTTATTTTCTTTTTCTCTTTTGGTTTCTTTAAAGAAAATGAACCTTGAGATAGAACATGATCAGCAAAAATCAATTTACACTCTCTTTTAATTTCTTTGATCGAGTAATTTTTAACATTGGCTTTCAAATTCTTGAAGTCTTCATTATCAGATAGTACTTCATACTCTTCAGAATTTAAAATCGCTTCTTTTATTTCTTGGCTTTCTGAAGCAATATAAGAATAATTTTCTCGCATGTCGTCTAAAGCGGCCTTTTCACTAGGTGTCAACCTTTCTTGATATAGCTCAATACGATCGCCTTTCAAGGATACAACTTCTTCTTCAACAGTATAATCCTGACGATATATCCTACTACCATTCCAATTCATATACTCAAAGGAATCATCATAAACCACATCAATAAAATACCATTCATTGTCCAGCTCTTCATATTGAGTCAATAGTTCGTATAGAGCCATCTTTATATCTTCATGTGAAATTTTGAAAACAAGTATTAAATCACCATCTTCATCTGTAAAGCGAGCTCTCGCATTCGTATGTCCATCTTCAAATTTTACAGCAGAGGAAATCTTACATAGGTCAAACTCTTTGCTCCCTTCCTCTGGTTCATCTTCTGAGCCTAACTCTTCTTCATTGCCTTCGTCTAGCTCTTTGGTTTCACTGTCTGACTCTTCTCCACCTTCTTCAAAGTCTTCTAGACCATCATTGCCAAAAGCTTCAATAAACTTAGTCTCTAAATCTTCGTCAGATAATCCATCATATTCGAACTCAATATCTTCTATAGTCTTGTTATACTTAGCTAATAACTCTTCAAACTTTGTCAATTCTCTCTTACCTCCTTTACTAGCGTTTGTTTTATTGAAATTATTAAGAGCAGCAGTAAGCTCTTTCATAATAACAAGCATTTCTTTTTCTTTAGATGTGTCACTTAACTTAGAGAATGTTTTAGCATTAGCACCTACCATAGCAGGAGATACATCAGCACCTAATAAAGTAACCCCAGTGAAAATAAAATCATCAATACATGTATATTTTTCATTTGCGTTATATGAAATTTCATTACAATAGATTTCACAACTAACATCTGTTTGTCCGCCTCGTTTATTTAAAATATCTACAGTGTAATTACCATAGTCTCTATAAAGAAAAGCTGTAACAAATACATAGTAATTTTCACTCTCTTCATCATATACTAATTCAAACTCATTAGATTCTGGAACTATGCCTACTACTTTCTCAATGTAATATATTCTTTGCTCACCTTCGTTAAATGCGTCATCAACAATTGTCATTGTATGTCCAGCATAGTCATATGTGCCATCTTCTTTCTCTATCACATCTGCTAAAATTGGTATATTTTTTAAGCTGTCAGCAGCTTTTAACATTGTTTCTTTTGTAATAAATGAATTATTAAGATTAAGTCCAGTGTGACACACTGCAATTTTTACTCGCATATAGCGAGGATCGTTAAATTCCTCATCCATTTGGAAAAGAGTTGTGGATTCAATTTTAAATTTTTTTCCTGTGAATATTTTCAAATTCCCCATCTTGTCCTCCTTTCTTGTGTAATATTACCTCTATAAAAAAAACACTCATAAGAAGTGTTTTATAGAATTAACTTATTTGTGGTTATAACTTTTGTCTTATCAACTTCACTTTCATTAAATGTAATTTGCATTTCCTTGCTATTATTTAAAAACACATATAGACTACCTTGACTGGGAATTTGCTCAAATCCTAACTCTATTAGTTTTTCAGCAGTTTCTCTATCTGATGTACTAATGAAATTTTGTTTACTCATAATTATCATCCTCTTTTTCCATTATTTATCATTCTTACCTTTATCTCTTGTTTTTTGCCCTTCTTCTGTTAAGTCCTCTTCATCAATTAAAGGAGCGCCACCTTCACCCTTTTGACTTTGTGTATAACTAGAAGATAATGGAATCCATCTTTCATGCAACTTCAAAACATTATTTTCTAAAAAATCCATAGAGTGTGTTTCCAGTGGAGTGTACCCCATAACTGCCGCCAATTGTAATTTCATTGGCACTCCAAGAGTACCATTTTCTTTTATTTCTTCTCTTTTTTCCTTTCGATTGTAGGGATTTATTTCTATATACTTTATTTTTATCATAGGATCTCCAACTATTTCTCTTACATAACTATTGCTCCAAGTTTCTATTTGTCTTAAAATAGAAGCTGATAGCTGTGCATCGCTTTTAATAGAAGCATTTAATCCCACAGAGCTTTCTGAATTAGGGTTAAATAATACATTGCTAGTTCCTACTAAGGAAAATAGGTTGTTTAATGACTGTGATATAGCATCTACTTCCTTGGTAGAGTTTGGATCATTGAAATCTACAGCATCTATTTCTAAAGGTGAGATACAAGCACCAACTAAATCAGGTAAATTTTCAACTAATTTATTATAAAACTCTACAGCTGTATCTAAATCAACTGCAAACTCATCAACATCATTGGCGTTTTTCAACATGGGTATTTTATTGACAAGTAATTTATAGTTTTTTAAATCATCTTTAACACTCTGAAGTGCTTGTAGATCAATCAAATCTATAATAGATTCAAACATACTAATAAAAGGCGGAAGAGAGAGTGTAGGATCGTCAATGTTATTCTTGAGAGCGATTGTTCTAGAAGGTTCCAACTCCTGCCATCTTAAACTTTGGTCTGAATTATATGCATTGTACTTACTAGTAAATTCACTGTCCCAATATTCTAATAAAATTTCATTATTGCCTTGTTTAAAGAATGTAAAATCAAAAGCAAAATTATATGTCCCATCAAGATTAACTGAACTTATTTTACAATATTTACCGTCAAGAGGTTTTACATAAAAACTCTCTTCATCCTCATATACATATCCATAAAATGTATCTTCTCTCCATAGAGTTATAAGAGCTTTATCTAGTTCTGACGCTAAATTCATTTTCTGAATCTGCATTAGGGCGGCTTGATAGCGATCTAATACCTCTTGTTGATCAGGTTCTTCATTAACAGGAATAAGTGGTATAACAGTATAGGCATTTAAGTCTACCATTCCAGCATTGTAGTGTATTAACCGCCTATATGGATGAGATAGACGGTAAAGAAATTGCGACAAAGAACGTAAATTATTCTCATTTGCTTTTGGGTCTCTTAAAAAAGTCCTGAGTCTATCCTTGTTAAAAATAGTGAATGTTCTTCGCTCTGATTTTGTTAAGTCGATTAAAGAAATTGCCTTCTGAACCGCCGCAAATGTCTCTTTTAGTTTTTCTTCTTTGTTGTCAAACTCTTCTTGGAAGTTTTTAATCTCTGACACAGAAGCTTTTTTGTTTTCTTCTTTCATCTATTCACCTCATTTCTTATCCTATTAACTTCCCCTTACTACCAAGTACTTTAGGTTGAGTAATTATAAATTTATCTATTGATGTAATCTGTTTCTTTCTTGGTTTTTTTGTTATTGTTTCACGTCTTAATTCACTGAGAAACCAACCCAACATAGCGAGAGTGTAAGCCCTGTCATCATACATATTTCCTTCGCTATTAGCTGTTTCAGCATCTTTGTGGGCGGGTAATTTAAAACCGTCCTTGCCCCCTTCTCTCTTAACACGACATATATTAACTATCTCTTCTTTCATTGCATCAATTTGAGACAATGCTACTTCTTCTTCAGGGGATAATTTATACATCGTTGATTTTGCAATATCTATTTCTAAAAGCTGTTCTTCAACTTCCTCTTCAGATAGTCCTTTTGCTTCTAAATCTTTACGCATATTTGCGTATTTTTCTTCATCTATTTCCAACATATTTAAATAACCATGATTATCATAAGAAGATGGGAAGCTTATTAAATCTGCCTCCATCATTAAAATTAAAGCTTCATACATCTCGGATTTGTATGAAGGATTTACAATTTTGAAATTATGAACAGCATCAGGAAAGCGTTTTATATATTCTTGTGAATACTCTGGATCTAAAAACCCCTTATGCTTATAATCTTTTTCTCCCTCATGTCCTTCTTCATACCATTCTTCCATAAAGAAATCAGGAATAAGATGACCGCCACCACCAGCACCTGCATCTACAAGAACACATAAAATGTTTTCATAATCATAACTATCATTGCCATTGTAGTCTAAGATAAGCTGTTTAAGAGCTTTAATCTGCTCTGGGGTTCTCATGGGCTTTTTCTTTCTAAGGCCTAAATCCATAAAGTTAACAGAGTTAACTATATCCATTCTATAACCAACTTTTTCATCATAGATTATTTCAGCAATACCAACTGTCGAATTATCAATTCTTCTAGCGGGATCGTATGCTAAAACAAATTTACGAGTTCCAGTATCGTTAAATAATACTGGTGGTCTAGTGAATGAATTTCTAGCCACAACCGCTCTTTTTATAATTTGGCCTACGCCACCGTCTTGAGTAAATTGGTTATAATATTCACGCAATGCTTTTTCTGGATTATTACGCATTTCTGCGTCAACAGTTTCTCTAGATAGGAGAGAAGCAGGGTATATTTTTCCTTTAAATGTTGCATTTATAACAACATCACAATTAATATCTGCTACAAAGTAACGAGAATCTCCCATAAACATTTTTTTTGCAAAGTCTCGATATTTGTTATAAAATGCTGTATCTACAGAAGAAGCAGAAGAAGCATATAATAATTGATTGTGTATTCCTTTAGGCAAGCTAGAAACAGCAACGTCGCCACCAAGTTTAAAATCTTTATTGATAGCAGTGTAAGCACCTATTACATTAAAAACCTCATCTGTTAGCCAAGAGCCCTCATCAAATACAACTATATTTGCACGTTTACCTCTTTTTTTATCTATATTAGAATTAAGTGTTTTTACAAATGAGCCATTATATAAATAATAAGTAAATCCCATAGGATTGTGTATGAACCCATCTGAGTTGGCTTGATTTATAACAACCTCATTTATAAAAACATCTGTTAGACCTGTCATCGACTCAATGTTTTTTTTTGCGATATCTTCGATTTTTCTAAAAGTTTCCTGACTCTGGTCTGAAGTTCCTGAGCATATATAAGCCCAATAATTATCTATGAGCATTCCTTTAGTCATAAGATAAAGAGCTAACATTGTTGACTTTCCCGCGCCTCTGCTTTCAAGCCAGAGAGCATAAGGCGTAATCCAAGAATTCATAAAAACATAAGTTTGAGCATCAAGTAGCTCAACACCTAAAAACAAATCCATGAATTTAGTTGGATTTCGCAATCCCCATTGTTTTATCTCTGCTAGTTTTAATAAACCTTCCATTTTACGCTGGGAGATACTTTGTTCTGTAGGTTTCACAAAATACGTATAATTAGGTGGTAGCCAAATTCCGCTTTCAGTTTGCATTTTCTGGCACCTCACTTCTCGCTTCTACATAATCAACATCAATTACTTGAAGAGATTCAGCTTCATGTAATAATTCTTTTTCCGCTAAAAAGTTTTTAAGATCTATATTTTCTCTTAATAATAATCTTGCCTGCTCTTCGAACTCATTAGCTCTTTTCTCATGATAGTTAATAAGCTTTACTTGGTCTTTAATCATTTCTGTATAATCATTCTCATCTAAAACAATCTGTTTTAAAATTGCAGCCATACTAATTTCAGCAACTTGTCTCATCCCCTCGCAAGTACCAATATCAAACACATTAACCTCAGCCTCTCTGAGCTTACGCTCTCTAAGCTCTTTAACTTTACCAGTCCATGTATTAGCACCTTTAGAACTGTTAGCACTATGTTTAATAGAAATACAACTATCTTTAGCTAGATTCAAAGCAGAGGACATTATTTTGTTTTTTGTTTCTTCTAAGGCTTTAATAGTTGAAATGTTTCTCTTTATATTTTCACTATCAAACATTAAACCAGCTATAACCTCATTTAGTTTTTCCGCCTGATAAAAGCTTTTAATTATTTCAATAGTAGAGCTTAGCAACATTGCATCATCATTTGAGTCTTCGCTCGCATCGATAAATTTAACAAGCTGTGCATACAAATAAGGCTTATCACCTTCAGACTCTTTCTCAAATGGATCGTATCCAAGTAGTCGCACTACGTCTTTCTTATTTTGCTGATAGAGTTCTAGTATTTCATCTTGTTTATTTTTCTCTTCAGGGGTCAACTCTTTAGGAGAGCTATCATTATTAATTAACGCTTGTCCTACCCCTTTGAAAATATCACTGTCTTTCCAGCGCATAGTTTCATAATTAACCATTGATATATTTTTTATATAAGCAGCCCAATAGTTAGATTTGGTTTGTCTATTCTCTTGATTGTGTACTTCCATATAGCTAGAATCCCAAATCTTCTCTAAAAAAGGCTTGTCTAGTCTTTCTAGTGCGCTCATGATAAATTCTTTTGTGACGATTTCATTCCCATCCTCATCTTTTCTTACAGCTCTATCATAAGCACATTGCTTACACATAACTGTAATTCCTGTTAGTAATTCAGGATCTGTACTTTTATAAAAGTTAGATTTAGATTTCTCTTTTAGACAGTACGGACATAGATATTTTTTAGTCGCGGCCGATGTTGTACGTTTTTTACCAGCCGATTTCTTTTTTGTTGCAGACAAGTACAACACCTCCCTTTTATTCAAAACAATATTAAAAGACCTCCGAAGAGGCCTTTTTAAACTATAGACCACATAGGTTACTATAGTACGATCACTCATTTAAATTTTCTTAAAATCTTAGATCTTACGTCTAGTCTCTTAAGGTTGGTAATAATTATTTTTAATAGGTGTATATAACACATCTGTCATACCATCTTCTTTATCAAATATAAATGATTTACATTGACACTTTGAATTATATCCTTTTCTAACCGCCCACTCGCTTTTCGCACTAAATGTAGGAAGTCTTTGAATCCTCATATTATTATCTTCTAGAAGCACTTGCTCAGAATGCATATGTTGTAAAAACACCTCTGTAGTCTCAATTTCAGACCAATACTGTCTTGCTTCATCAGCAATTAATTTGGGTAATTCTTTCACTTTCCCATCATGAGCAAATACAAATAGCGTCTTTCCAAACACAATATACTTACGTGGAAGAGGAGAGTAGTCAACATTTACATATTCATCATTTCTAAACCATGCGTCGATATACTTGGCTAACTTAAAACCAGTAGTTAAATCATGATTTCCAGCCACGTAAACTATATCTACCTTACATTTACATATTTCTCTTAAAACCTCTATGGCTTTTATAGTCATCGCAGTCAGTCGTTCATAAGCATCAAATAAATGCAAATCATTTGATTGGGGCGTTCCTCTAGTTGTAGTACCACTTATATTATCTGCGTTCAACATATCTCCACCTATACAGAAAATAATCTTATTAAAATTATGATGGTCTGTTCTACTCAAAATATCAGCAATAACATAGAAAAATAACGATTCTGCAATATCACAATTATATTCATTTCCAGTCACAAACATAGAGGCTTGTAAGTTATAATGCAAATCTGCTATATCAATCAACAACAATTTATCCCCAGTTAGATAATCAGTAACAGTATTAATTTCAGGAATTGAGTAATTCCTATCTAAGTTATTAAACCATTTTTCTATATCTTCACATGTAATATCAAACTGCTTTGGTCTAACCACAATTTTACTAGAGTATAATGTTTGTATACCATCTTTCTTGCTATATACGTTCCATATATTATTTCTCGCTGTCACTAGTTCCCAAACATGATTGTCAAACCCATGAGCAGCTAATATATAATCAATATCTTTAGATTGCTCTTCTGACATTTCTAATAGTTTGTCACTGGTATAGCTACCATCTTTATTAATTGAAGTTTCTGAACGGTATTTGGATTTTACAGTTTCTATATCTTCTATGGTTTTTTTTAACTCTTTGTTTTTAAAATACTCATAAACAAAAGCTCCTCCAAATATAGTTCCGTTTGACTTTCTTATTGTGTCGTGGTTTAATTTAATATTATATTTATCTTTAATTTCAGTCCAGTCCAAGTCATTTCTATTAAATATCTTATCAGTATTGTCTTTAACACATTGTTCATACTCTTCAATGGTTAATCCATATTTTGCAATTTCTTTTTCAAAATTAAAAATATTTATCAATCCTTCCTTTTCCTCCGTTATTATGGGAATGTGTGTAATAGGACTCGAACCTATAGCCTATCGGTTAAAAGCCGATTACTCTACCATTGAGTTATACACACAAAAAAGAGACTGTTGTTTACAGCCTCTTTCTCCCGTGGGTGAACCACCTTGTTTATTCTACTATATTTAACTATTTACATAGTCTTTCAACTGATTGCCAACTTTTGCGTTAATTTTTATCTTAGCTGGTATGATAATCTGTTCGCCAGTTTGAGGATTGTAGCCTGTACGCTCGTCGACATGTTTAGCAAGAATATTTATACCGCGTACCATTTTAACCTCAACAGATTCTTCAGCACTAGCGGTAGCAAGCTCTTCATATAGAACAGTCTCCATTACCTCTAAAACTTCCGCAACTGATTTCTTAGTGACTTCCATTACATCGGCCACTCTACTAATAAACTCTTTTTGATTTACAAGTCTTTTCATTTCCATTCTCCTTTTTATCCTTATATTATTTTAAGAAGTAGATTCCGCTATAGAATATCAGACAATTTACAATCTTCATCTACAACAAAATCAACACAGTTTAACTCTCTACCTTCTTTATCACCATAAAAATAAAGTTCTCGATTATAATTCTCATCATAAAACTCCTCTGTGATAGAAGTATATTTTAAAACATGTTGTTTAGTTCTTGCTTCAATCGAATCGAAAAACTTCATAGTGTCTTTTGCTTTAGAACTAGAATTCTGAACTCCGACAATCCCGTCATGCATTAATAATATTGAATTTTTAAAACAGTATCTTTTATGACAAGCGATAAATATATGAAATGCCATTGAAGCACATTGTGAAAAACATATTCCATATACAGGAGTATTACTAGAAGCGATTACATCTATTAAGTTAAAACCAGAAAACACATCACCGCCGCCACTGTTTAAATACAGTTTAATTGGTTGTCGTTTATCAACTGGTAAGTCTTTATCTTCTTTATTCCATTTTAAAATGTGTAAAATTATATCTTCTAATACCATATTATTAACTTCGCTATTAAAAACAATTACACGATTATCTAAATTCTCAACAATGATATCATTATAAATCGTTTCATTACATCCTAGTAGTCTACCAATATCCATTCCTTTTTCTCCTTTATTATATTGTTATTTTCGTACCTTTATTTACGACAGCGACCTTTGTGGTACGTAATTTTCTTCTTATTTCTTTACACAAGTCTTTTTTAAATTCAATCCTATCTTCTTTATTTCCATGTACTAAATAAATCTTCTCACAAACTATATTACTATAGTATTTTATTAAATCGTCTCTTTGCATATGTGAACTAAAAGAACATAAGTCAACAATATTACATTTATTTTTTACTGGTACGCCACCAACCACTATAGATTTTTTCTCCTTGCCGTTCTTAATTTTACAGGCAAGTGAGTTTGAAGCAGCGAAGCCAGTAAATAAAATACAATGTTCTGATTTAGGAAGAATGTTTCTGACCCACATAACACTCCTACCTGCTTTAAGCATACCAGAACTACTTAAAACAACCTTCGGTTTGTTGTCGGCCATAGCTGATTTACTATCTTCTGAACTGTAAATTAATTTAATGTTTTTCCAATTCATCATCTTGTCAAACAACTCTTTTTTCTCTCCAGTTAATATTGTGGAATAAGTATCTAACAAGCGTATTGCAAGTGGACTGTCAACTAAGATAGGAATTTTAAAATCTGAATCGTGCCCGAAAATTGAATATATTAACCACAGCATATAGGGTGTTCTGTCTAAAGAAAATGTAGGTGCAACAACAATATTTCCTTTTTCAACACAAAACTCTTGTATCACTGATTTAATTTTATTTAAATCTTCTTGTAATTTTTTCTTACTCATAGATCGATTCTTAGCAGCGTAGGTTGTCTCACCAATCACTATATTACTTTTCACTACAGGTTCAAAAGGATCTAAAAACAATCTTGTTTTATTAAGTTTCACATTTCCTAAATCTGAAGTGAATAAAATTTTTTTTGTATGATTATTAACAGTAATAAACAATTCGGTCTGAGCAGATAGCAATATATGACCTGCATGACTAAATCTAAAACATACTTCTTCATCAAGTTTTATTAATTCATGAAAATCATATTCTTTTATATGGTTAAGAGCTATGCGTACCTCTTCTTCTGTGTAATGAGGCGTGTAATTACGATCAGATTTTGATAAACGTTCGGCCTCTCTTACATTAATATGAGCAGAATCTGACCATATTTCTTTTAAGATTTTACTAGTGCCTCTCGGTACAATAATATCAGCTTGACATCCCTTGCTGTATAAAGAAGGAATATTACAACTGTGATCAGCATGAGAGTGCCCTAGAAATATATATTTTATATTTTTTACTTTAACACTATTTATTAATTTTTTATTTAGGTCATAATTATCCTTAACGCTACGACCTTCTTGAATAATACCAAATTCGAAAAGTATAGTGTTGTTATTATAAGTGATTTTTGTACAAGAGCCAGTAACATTTTCAGCATTTCCTCCAATAACCTCTAGTACTATTTTATTTTTTTTGTTTTTAGAAATGGTGCTCAATCCTCTCTTTGTGTTTTCTCACTATCTTTCTTATTGAGTCTTTCTTCATTCCATTTAATAAATTCAGGATTGTCTTGATTGGTTTTGGCTAAAAGCCAAGATAAAAAAGCTAAGTCATCTTTTGCATAATATCTTTTTGCTCTACTTTTCTTTTTTCTGGAGGTAACATATATACCTTCCGAATTTCCTGTTTCGACAATGTTTTTATCAATTAAAATCTGTCTTTCATGTTGAGTTATTAACTTGATATATATTCCCTTCTTTCTTCTAAATTTCCTGAGTTTGCTTATTCAGGATAGATGTCCGCAGAGAGAATTGAACTCTCAATTGTCACGGGCTTAAACCGTGTGCGTATGCCTGTTCCGCCATGCGGACACAGTACAAAATGTAGGATTTAAGCCTCTCTTCAGCATCCCAAATGCTGTGTGCTACCTCTACACCACATTCTGTATATTACCAAACAGTTACAAGATACTTTTTAATAGTCTAATGTTTATACTATAGACTGTTATTCTATTCTTTTAGAAGTAATTTGCTGTAAGTATCTTATTAGTGAAAAGAATTTCCTTAAAACAAGACGTGTAAGATATTTTTTTTAAAATATTATTTCTCAATAATCACTCTTTGTTGAGGTTTTAGCTTCTTTAATGATTTTCTTCGTAAAATTCCATTCTATAAAATTGTTTGCTGCACACGTCTTAAAACTACTAGTCGCCAATTAAATAAATATCCACTGTATAACAACATTAAATATCATATTTTTAAGAATTAATAAAGCTTATATACTCTTGTTTTTTTTAATAATTTGCTGTAGGCGACTTAAAATTAAAATTTTTTAATAAAACAAAGCTTCTGCTATTTGCACGCCCTTCTCATCCAAAAGTCTGTTAATAGGAATATAATACTCTGTACCATCCGAGCGCTCAAATTTCATTCCTTTACAGGTTTCGCTTTTGCAACTAAGAACATTTGTCCCAGTAATATATGAAAGAGAGCCACCACATGCTTTACATACTCCGAGAAATCTATTTCTCTGCTTAACCAACTTCTCTGAATCTTTAGTACGTTTTAAAATAGGTTTCAGTCCCCAAGTCTCTCTCAATTCTTCGAAACTATTAAACCTTTCAGCAGTGTAAGCACCTATTACATTAAAAACCTCATCTGTTGACCAAGAGCCATCATCAAATACAACTATATTTGCACGCTTACCTCTTTTTTTATCTATATTAGAATTAGGTGTTTTTACAGAAGTTTTACTCATAAACTTTCTCCTTTTTTTTTAAATTATTTTTAATGAGACCATATTATTTTGCCCCTTACCTATAGTAACATTAAACTCATCTTTAAAATCCATACTGTTTTATTGGCATTATTTAACTTTTGATTCTTTTTTTGTCGAGGATTTTGGAGTTTATTTGTAAGTTTTGGCATGTTTTACACCATATATAGTAATATTTCCTTTTGAATTTTCATATATGGTACCTATAGAATCTTGACTGTCTTGTATAACTTCAAAGAATGATAAATTAGGTGCGCCAAATAGAATAGAGAAAAGCATTTTTGAAATATCACTATAATCTTTACTTTCAATAAGAAGTAGCATCCAGTACATTGTACTATAGCTAAATTTAATATCACTAATATGATCTACGCAATCCTGTTTAATAGCAGAAGTCAATTCAAACTTAGTTGCATTGTCTAAAAAGTTATTATTGTAAACAGCCTTTATTTCACTATTCGTGTTTCTCACTAAGTCTATAACCCTATTAACTTGCTCAAACCATATATTTTCTTTTTTATATTTGCTACTATCTAAAATACAACTAAGTGGACTATAGGTTTTCTTATAAGCTGTTCTTATTCTAAATGAATTCACTACTGTTTGTAAATAATCCATAGAAGTTTGATGTTTAGAATAGGACTTTCTAGTTGGATCGTAATATCCTTTTATCTTAGATATATGAGCGAAAAAATGAGGTTTAATATCCTTGCCTGTTATATCGTCAGTGAGTAGTTCTTTATATTTTTCACGAAGTTTATTTAATTCCTTAGTATTGTCAATAACAAATTCTTTTTTTGCCTTATCAATCTCTATACCAGACATAATATCTAATTTTGCAATATCGCAATACAGTTCATGATTCTCTTCATGAGACTTGCCATATGCCATAGTATCCCAATAAAGACTGTTAAGCACTTGTGAAAAATTAATAATTTCACCTATTTTATTTACACCAGTTTTAATATCTAAATCTGCTTTTTGCTCTGCTGTATACATTCTTTTTGTTTTTTTGGCTTTAATTAAACCCGTAGGCACCTTAAAGACTTTGTAGTTTCTCCTAGCTGCTTCAATTAGTATCTTATCATCAGTTAGAAGAACAGTATCAGAATCAAAATCAGCACCACTTAATCTTTGTAGTGTGTTTTCATTTATGCTATTAATACAAACAATCTCACTAGTAAGATTAAAGTATTTATTTATTTGCTCATTATCAACATTATAAGGTAGCCAAACATTTCCCATAGTTACATGAGGGCTTCTACTTCCTAAAATGAATTGATTGTATCCAAATCTCTTACAGTAAATATTTCCTATCCCTAATTGAGTTTCTCCAGTAAATTTTCCTATAGAGTGTTGTAGCATTTCTATTGGATTTCCAAATAGGGTAGAGTAGTTTCCGTTTACTAAAATGTGACCACATTTTAAGCTTTTGTATAGCGATTTAATCAAGTCATTTAGAAAATCTTGATAGAGCTTAGTTTGAGAAAATTTATCATTTATACCCATCAGACTAAATACTATATCGTTTTTTGTATTATGCGACCTCGTACTAAATTTCTTATCTTCTGGATATTTAATATAATATCGAACAACAGCAGGGTCTGTTCGTAATAATTTAATAAATTCAAAAGTTGGCTGCACTAACTTTTCAATTTCTTTTTTAGTTAGTTGTAAAGTATTTATAAGCTGATAGTGAGTTTGAACCAATCTACCATTGAAAAAATAAGGTGGTTTATCATGCTTTACAATTCCAAACAGAGGCTCAATTTCATCTAGCCACTGTTGTAAAGTCCCAAACTTAAGGTATTTAATACTACTAGGAGTGGTTATTAATTTAATATCTTTTATATCTTTAGCTAGAGTAAAACCGTTTAATTGTGAGATATTAACAATATTATTATCAGCAAACCATTTTTGAATATTTGTATTAAAGCAACATGATTTAAAAAACCTATTTCGTAAAACGATCATACCATACTGGCTATATTTATCCATTAATTCTACATCTATTAACGACTGCCCATCCCAAATACTGTTAGATATTTCAACTACCTTTTCTTCAGACTTTAACCAGCCATCCTCAACACTTGTTGATATAACTTCATCTTTAAAAATACTTTCATGATCGTCAATAACTAAAATATTATTCGCATTGATCTCAATTGTATCAATAATACTGCTTGTAGATAAGGATATATATGACTCAAGAGCAGCTAAATCAATATCTTGCCCTTCTTTTACCTCAATACCGCACATTTCCCACTTATGCATACGCTTATATAATTTTTCATTAATGAATAAGCATTTGCCTACTCTTGAGGCTCCTGACGTTCTTTTGAATCTAATATAGTGTATACCATCACACCAAAAACCTTTCTTGTATAGCAACTCTCTTAAATCAGACCTAGAGTGTAGTGTGGGTATAGTTCTTTTTTTAACATAGATAAAGTAATCGTTTGTCTTATTATTCTTATCAATTATTCTTTCTGTTGAAAAATACTTACCTAGAAATTCTTTAGAGACAGGAGAACAAACACGCTCCCCTGTGCGAATAGCTATAACTTCACCATTTTTTACATATATATTATCTACTAATTCAATATCATTTATATTATATCCAAACTTTACATACACATTGTTGTAACAGCGATTGTAAAGCTTGTTTGAGTAATTAAAAGTTACATTGATTACATGTTGAGTATATTGTTTACGATTCTGAACAAATGAAAAATCAATTCTTCGATATATTTTTTCGTATATTTCTCTCAATTTTATTAAGTCTAAACTATAGTCTAAAGAATTTATAAACTTGTTTAAATTTATATCTCCGTTTTTTCGTCTAATGTTATATCCAAGACTATTGGGCATAACATAGTTGTTTGCAATAAATAAATCCTTTGCATCAATACTAGGAATATAAATGCTTTTATTTTCTATTATGCTCACATCCTGTCATATTATTTTATACTTTAATGAGTTAGTAAATTAGATACGTCTAATATAGAACCTTTAGATCCATATACTGCTGGTAATTTCCCATCCCACTTGTAGAATATTATTTTAGCTATTCTCGCCAATTATGCCAATGTGACAGCTTTTCAACATTAGAATAGCAGCTTCTCTTTCTTCAGGACTAGTAGCTTCACTACAGCTAATATCAACTGAAATATTAGCTTCAGGTAAGAAAGACTTGATAAGAAGAGCATTAGATATTACACAAATATTTAAAACCAGCCCCACAATTTCAATGTTTAAATCCTCTTGACGAAAAGTATAGTCATCATATAAATCAAGAGCTAAGTCTGTGCAACCAAATGTTTCTTTAGTGTAAGTATCATATTCAACTGACTTTAAAAGTAACGTATTCGAAATCATAGTATTCACTTCCCAACCTTCAGTACCTTGAACGCAGTGGGAGATAGGTAAATTCCTACCTTCAGAAGTGTTTAAATAGTTCTTATGATGTGTGTCCTGTGTTATAATAATTCTACCATCCCAAGCTTTAATTTTTTCACAGATTTTAGGAACTAACTCTTTAGCAATTTCACTACCTAGAGCACCATCTATGAAGTCATTCTGCATGTCTACTACAAGTAAAATATTTTCATTGTACATATTATTTTTTTCTCCTTTTATAAGTGTAAAACGTATATACGTCAAGTCCAATTCGCAGCTCAGTCATTGATGTCTGACGCATATTATTTTAACTATTAATGTATTCTAATTGTACTATATATTCCTCAATAAGTCAAGTATTTTATTAAAAAAATCGCTTCAATTCTATTAAATATACAACCTCTAATTTGTAAGCGCAGTCTTTCGGTTCGTAAGAACCGAAGAAGACGAGCATACAAATCACTCGTTCCAGAAAAGGTGCGAAGCAAGTGAGAGCTCTGCTCGAACGTCCTTTGTCTGGAACGTACAAACCTAAAACAAAGTTTAAAATAACACAGTAAAAGAGTAGGAGAAATCAGTTACCGTCAGTTCCAGTACGTTATAATATATTATATATAGAGTACTGGAACTGACGGGAGTTGATTTTTAACAGTAAAACATATGCGATTTGGCTAGTTGTTTATAAATTTTATAAATTCTTGAGATAAACGATGTTGTATTTCTATAAAGTTTGGAAAGAAGATTTTACTTTTTCTTTTATATTCAGGAGTGTCTGTAACTTTTAATTTTCCTACAGTAAGGTCACGTTGTTTTTCAATTTTCTTAAGATAGTTAGTATACTGTGTAATAGCTTGCTGATCTGAAGCTTTTAAAACTAAGTTGTTTAATGCAAGTCTTTCTAACTGCACAATATCTTCTTCTAATGTTTTTAAAACAATATCATCTGTATATAAGATATGAACAACCTTCTCTTTACTAATCCAATTATATCTCTTTTTTAAAATTTCAGAAGTTCTATTATAGAATTCAAACTGTTGACCTGAAAGCCATATCTGATTAATAGCTTTAAAACCAAATTCTCTTAATACTGCGTACTCTACATCTCTAATAATATCCTTTTCTCTATCGTTAGCACGAAATGTTTTACCTTTCTCATCTGTGATAATAGTATCTATACTCCAGTCAATAATTCTACGATTGCTTAAACTATTAAGTGCAGAAGTGAGAATTTCATTAAATTTTTTATATTCTCTGGTTTTAAATTGAAGTATCATGCTTTCACTAATATCATGATTATTATTTAAAAATACTCGCTCACTTACGTAATCATTGTATTTTTCATTATAAAAACCAAGTTTATACCATAAATCACTTTTCGAAATATCTATAGAGCCACCAGAGCTTTGAGCTAACATCTGCATTAAAATAATTTCAATATGCTTAACGTAAATAGCTCTTGATCCAATAGGAATCTCTTTTACGATAGGCTTTTCATAAATTTTATTAATAATAATTTCTCGTTTATCTTTATGAACTTTTTCCCAAGTAAAAAACCGTTCCCATTTGTTTAATTGATCTATTCTACCTGCTCCGCCTTTTCGTAAAGGATCTTTTAAAAATTTACCCAATGCTTGTAAATTGGGAAAAACCATACCTTCTTTTAAATTATCAAGTCTAATTATTTTTCACTCCTTTTAAATATAATAAATTCTCATAGTTAGTTAATCTTTATTTTTTATCCAATTAATTATAAATATAGGGATACAGAGAAATAAAATAATAATTGTAATCGGAAAAACCATTCCACCTATTACACTTAAAATGTTTGCGTCTTCATATTCGTTTAAATA